GTACTTGCGCTGGTGGTATAGCACCTTATAATTATGCGGACAATCTCATTCCCATCTCGCCCAATCAAGTGGTGTGTCTATCTGGAGCGTCGCAGCTGGTGAAAGTTGTTATCAACGAAAAAACACCCAGTGGAGCGTTTGTGCGCAATGTGCTTATTGATAGAGGACAAGGGATATCTGGAACTCTCACTAAGCAGAAAGAGGAGAATATCCTTTATGCTACACTGCAAGTCCAGATCGGAGATACCCCTAATCTGACTATTTACCCCATGCTCAATCTCGGCAACACAGCCATGCCATACGAGCCCTATCAAGGCAGCGTGACACCTCTTCCTATCCCGCGCCCGCTGCGGCGTGTAGGAGATGTGCAGGATGTGTGCCGGACGCGGGTTAAGAGCGTCTATGATAAGCGGATTGTTTTGGATGGGGCGGAGGATTGGAAGATGGGGAGTGCTGTCGGAGATGGTGCCCCGTACATTTTTTGTGATCTATTGAATGACCATTATCAAGCCTTCCTGATCATATCTTCTCGCTTCCCGTCTACAAATATTCTTGCCAGCAACAAAAATCAGGGAATCGGTTGTTGGGATAGATCGCTCTATTTAAGATACGATTCTCTGTTCACCAATGTAGAAGAATTGAAAACTTACCTTTCGGCACACCCCCTCACCGTCTACTATCAAAGCACCGCCTACGACGGCACAAACGGTCTGGACGTGTGCTTGATGAAGTACCAGACGGGCTTTGTGGAGCTGGATGGGACGGAGGATGTCGTATTTGATACCTACGGAAATACTCAGAAACGGATACGCTTTGATTTAGACAGAAATGCAATTGCGCGGTATGCATTGAAATTTTCACATGGTAACCCCGGGGATACTCCGACCGTTACAGGGGGGATATCTGCAAGTTTCAACCGTGACGTGCTGAATCGCTTGCAAATCATTGGTATCGCCGATACATGGACAGCATTAGGCGTTACAGATACAGCGACTGCGAAAACATGGCTTGCCGCCCAAAAAGAAGCCGGCACACCCGTCCAAATAGCCTACCAGCTCGCTACGCCAGAAGTGTACGCCACGGACCCTGTTGACTTCGATAACGCCGCCGGGCCTCTCATCGTCATGACCGGCGGTGAACTGGAAGCCGCATTCAAAAGCGCGGACAAAGTGGTCGAGTCTCGTATTGACTTTGTCGAAGACACGCTCAATGAGCAGGGTCAAGCCATCGCAGAAAAGGCTCCGATTTCCCATTCTTCAGATAAGTCTACTTACGGTCTCGGCTCTGGTAGCCAGTTCGGACATGTGAAGCTTTCGGACGCCACAGCAAGCGGATCGAACGCCGGTCAGGGTATCGCTGCAACTCCGAGTGCGGTGAATCAGGTCCACGCAAAAGCAAATGCGGCTCAAAGCACTGCAAACGCTGCCATGCCGAAAGCTGGCGGAACATTTACCGGAACCGTCGCGGCTAAAACGGAGAATATTGCTGGTGCCTATATTCGTAACATCCGCGTTCAAAATAGCGCGAGCCAGTTGCAGTATACCAATTTCATTATCATGGTGAGGAAGTGATCGTATGCCAATCTATGATTTTGATGGGTCCACCAGTCGCGAAATCGGGAAACTGTACGACTGGAACGGATCGACAAACTCTCAGATCAAAGAGGTCTATGACTTCGATGGAACCACAAGCCGTCTGATCTATAAGGATGCGCCGGACTATTTGTTCAATTGGGGTGACAACGCCGAGATCACAGGCGGATGGTCCGTTAAGAAATGGGTTCTAAGTGGGTCCGCCAACGGCATTATTGGTGCTGATTACCTGGATCTTTACATTGGCCACACCGGAAATTCCAATCGTCGAATTTATATTCACACAAATAAAGCCGTCAATGTGACAGATCTGAAAAGCATAAGCATGACCTATGGCGGAACGAGTACGGTTACATGCCCGGACCATAACGCTGCTTGGTGGGGCATCGAGCATTTTGGACTTGCCCTCTCGACGTTCATCCCGAGTGATCCTCAAAACCAACTTCCAGACTCTTTTACGTATAAGAATTACTCAAAATGGTGGAATCGTGCTCCAAATGTGGGCGGTCCAGGTTCGTTCACATGGGGCCCGATTACAAACACCATAGACACGTCGGGAATCTCAGGGAGTTTCTACGTTGTACTTGTCCTGAACGCCTATGATGCCACATCTCCATATGGGTTTACGGTTCGAACCGTTACCTGTACATCCTAACAATTCTAAGGAGGCTTCTACATGCTGAAAGTGAAAATCGGTGAAAAAGAGTTTGAGTATCTCACTTCTTTGGAAACCGAAGAATACTACAATGGCTCAAGCCGCCGTACGCTCACGGTCAATTGTCCGAGTGACGCAATCGGTCTGGATGAGCTGAATGCGCTTCTGACCGAAGAGAATCTTGCTGAGATCGTCATGACTAATACGGAAGGTATATCGGTCTACAAAGACGTTCTCGCTGAGAATGAAGAAGGCGAAATGGTTCCTACGGGTGAACAGGAGTTCGATCATTTCGATCCGATCGTCAACTACTTCGACGGTTATGTCCTGAAGCTGTCCTGTGGGATCACAAGCGTCATAACTCAGCCCGAAACGCCTGATACACCGGCTGTGTACGAGGAACAGATCGTCTTTAAAGTTGGAAAGCGCACCTACATTGAAGAGCAGCTCCACAAGCTGGGACTGTAAAGGAGGACAAGCATATGGAACGAGCAAGATTCCCAATGGAGTTCCTACGTGTAACTCAAGGCCCCAATGTAGGAAGCCACGCAGGCAGTAAGGCGATGGACTTCGGCGGGAAAGATACCGGAAAAGACCCGATTTACGCCCCTTTTACGGGTAAGTTTGTGCGTGTCCGTAAGGATTCCTCTCACGAGTCATACTTAGAATCCTTGGAGCCGGTCGAATTCGCCAATGGTGTTGTCGACTATATGACACTCACGTTCATGCACGATGACGTTTTGGACGTAAAAACAGGCCAAATTGTACGTCAGGGCGAGAAAATCGGTGATGAAGGTGGATTTGGTGGTGGCCGTCCGAACCGTTTTGGCGCACATCTTCACATTGAAGCGAGCCGAGGCCGGAATATCGCTTATCAGGTTCAAAATGGAGCTGGTACCTACTGTACTCCAAATCAGGTGAATATTTGGGACGCCCTGTGGGTTGGCGGAGATGTCCAGATCCTGAAAGATGGCGGCTACTCTTGGAAACGAGATGTAAAAAAGGAGGAGAACGATATGGAATTTCTGGAAGTCACAAGTGAACGTTGTGAAGTATTCACCGAGGCAAACGTAAATTCTGTCGACCGTACTTTTAATAACGGAAGGCTCGTGAAAGGGGCGTTCTACCCGATTCAGAGCGATGTTGGCACGGATGGAGTGTATCATTGGGTGCGCATTCAGGCTGGAGATAAGAAGCGATATGCTGTTGTTCTGGAAGATCGAAGCAAGATTGTATCTCTTTCTGCTGGGGACGCCATTGCGGCATGTATGGCGCAGGCTCCGCATGTTGACACATCCGAGCTTGAGAAAAAACTGGCCGATATGACTGCCGAAAAAAATGCTGTCGAAAAACGCCTCGCTGACGTTAAAGCATACGTCGCGGAGGTGTGAAGACAGTGGAATGGACAGTAGTAGGTGTAATCGTTGCTTTAGTTGGTTTGTTCGTGACCGTTGGGGCTCCAATCATTAGACTGAACGGCAATATAGCTCGTTCGAATGTGATTTTGGATCGACTTGAAAAAGAGTTAGCCGCTCAAAAAATGGACGCAAAAGAAAGCCATCGTCGCTTATGGAAGCATAACGATGAGCAAGATGAACGTATCGGAGATCATGAAACCCGTATTACAATTTTGGAAAATAGGTAGGAGGTATAGTTATGAAAATGACAAATAAAGTGTATGACATCCTTAAGTGGATTGCACAGTATTTTCTTCCGGCTATTGGTACATTGTACTTCGCACTAGCTGGCATTTGGGGACTGCCCTACGGAGAGCAGATCGTAGGCACAATTACTGCCG